TATCGACCACTGGCAAGGTAGTTCAGGTACAACAACAGGGACGCATTTCACACAGATAGAACTACGCGCCACCACGCATGATGGTTCCCTATGGCCGGGGGTCTTTCTTTTACAGGATAATATAGGGACACTAAATGGGGGGCAGAATATTTCTTTCCCGATCCCGATCCCAATCCCAGCAATGGCGGATGTAAAATTAAGTGCTGTTAGCGATGCTGGCGCGGCCCACGCCGTAGTCCTGGGTTCCATCATGGGATGGTTTGAATAATGACAACTGATCGACGCATAGAACAAATAGAAGATTTCCACCGTTTGGAAAGTAAGGTAGATAAGGTGGAAGAAGAACTGACGAAACTTGCTATCAAATTATCTGATGACCATACTGGTCAACACGACTATATTAAGAAGGCTATGGAAAGAGAGGCTCGTAGGGAAGAGCTTCATAGAGCTATCATAGAGAAGACGTTAGCAGCTCTTATTTGGAGTGCTATAGTTGGTCTTGGTGGTCTTATATATGGGGTTATCTCTAGCCACTGGCATTAAGGAGTGTTATGAAAATAGAAGTTAAACGGTTTGAGTATGGTACTAACTTTACAATTAGTAGGTTGTTTTTGGACGGGTCTTTTCAATGTTATGTTCTAGAGGATGTCGTGAGAACCACTGGTATTAAGATAAAAAAGATTACTGCCATTCCAGCTGGGGAGTATAAGTTAGACTTAGACTTTAGTCCTAGATATCAAAAAATAATGCCACATATACTTTCTGTCCCTGGGTTTGAGGGGATTAGGATTCATAGTGGAAATACTGATGAAGATACAGAGGGGTGTCTCCTTGTAGGAGAGGTTTGGCCTGGTGGTAATATGATTACAGGTAGTCGTAGTGCCTATAGTAAGTTGTTCCCTAAGCTACAAGAGGCTAAGGATAGAAAAGAAGATATTCTAATTACTATAGTTGATACTCGATAGTACATACAGCAAAGGGGCCTAATAGCCCCTTTACTTTATCTACTTAGTAGGTTAGTGGTGATATTCTGGTAGTATAGTTATTCGTAGAATACCTAAACTAATGATCCAGGCACTCCCAAAGTCATCATCAAGAAAGTTCTCTATTCCTAAAGCAAATCCTATAATAAGTTCAAAGTTTATTTCCATTTTATCTCCTTAAGAAATGTCACAACTACCACCAATACAGGCTAATGTTTGGCTACTAATTGTATTGTCTTCTTCTTCAATGAACTTGCTAAAATCAATACTAGCAGGCATCCTATTAATAGCATCATCGTACTGTTCCTTTGTTATCTCTTGGTAAGGTGCTTGTTGATATGTGTGGTCGCTATGTGGCAAGAAACTAATACCACTTACTTCATCGAAATGCTCGTAGACCCACGCCCCGACAGCCACCCACTCGGACTCCCTAACGTACACTGTAATACTAGGCTTATGTTCACACCAGTGTCGCTGATAGATGAGCCATAATCCAAGCTGTTCAATTGCAGATCTATCGTCTCTAGTAACACAGCCAGCTGGGGCTGCAACTGGAAAACTAAAGATTCCAGTGGACTCTGGCTTATGTACACAATCTTCGTAGGGGACTTTTTGTTCAATTAGGAACCTCGTTAATGGATCTTTCTTATCTTGTCGGATAGTCCTTATGTAATACTGACTATACCGTGGATGAATGCCACTAGCAGTGTCACAAAGCTGACTAACAGTACCACTCGGCTTAACACAAGTGATGGCTGCACTGGGAGGAATCCCAAGAGCCAATGCCCAAGACTCGTTAGTAACTCTAGCATGGTCTCGTAACTCCTCTAACCAAGTTGTTAGTCCTACCTGTGTGTCATCATCTATTGGAAAAGAACCATTTAAGAAACTATGATCCATGATACCAGTAAGACTTACACCAAGTAGACGTTCTTCTTCTGTGTTATGTTTCCAATCTTGTCCAATGAAATGAAAGTCAGTAAAGGTTGACTGGATAGTTCCTAGGATTGATGCAAGACCAATCTTTCTTTTAAGGTCATCGAAGCTATCTCCTGCTCTGACACATACTTCGGAAAGATTACAGAATTGTTTATCTCTAAGGATAATTTCCGAGCATGGGTTAGTACCATAGCTAAGTGTTGGGTCTCTACGACCCCATAGAGCAGCTTGTTTCTGACTGGCTACCCTACTGAACAACCCACGTTCTCCTGACTTACTCTTGATAAGAGCTAACCATTCCTCCATAAAGGCTGTGGTATCTGGTTTCTCAGTATAGGCAATACTATTGTTAGCTAGAGCTCGTTGACTGTTTTCTTCCCACCAGGCTCCAGTTTTAGCTTCACGCATACGACGATCAGTAAGATTAGACAAACTGATGAGAGCACTACGCCTTACTCCACCTACTACTACGATTTCACCAATCTTACAGAGAATATCATGTACTTCTAAGCTGTTGAGCTTACGACCACCTGCTTGTTTAAAGGTTTCTATACAGTAATCGAAGAGAGCTTTGAGAGGTGCAGGACCGGAAGCCCTTCCCCCAAACGTCTTAAGCCTTGCTCCCGCTGGTCGAACCTGGGAGTAGTTGATATGGGGTACATCCCCATCCCAAAGTGAGCTGAGAAGCTTCTTGAATGCCTTTGCCCAACCAAGTTTACTGTCTCCAACGACGATTGTATCATCTGATTCCCTTAATGTTTGTGGAACTTCTGGTAAGTTTGCTATCTCTTGTCGCTCACAACTGAACCCAACCCCGGTACCATTCATAAGAATATACAAGGCCTCGCTGAAGGCTCTCTTATTATTGATTGCCAAGTAAGAGCAGTTGTAGAGAGCAATGTTATCTCGTTCAGCTGCTTCTCCTGCTGTCATAAGCAATCTCATGCTTGGCATAATCTCTAGGTTAAGGATAGCTTCACGTAGTTCTTCAAAGATTGGGTTATCCATATCTCCGCCATGAGTAACACTTATCTCTACTTTACTACCAACCTTTCTATAAAGAAAGTTGATAAGACGGTCAACTGTTTCTTCCCAGGTCTCTCGTCGTTTAAGATCATCACGATATCTGGCATACCGTGAGACATGAATCATACTTTGATAACTACTTGGTAATGGCACTTGGGTTTTCCCTTTCAATTAGCATAGCGTCAGCTATTCCATAACAATATCTAGCTATATACGCAGCTGTCATTCCCTTGTAGTCTGGATTACTGAGACAACTTAAGGCACTTACTGCTATAAAATCTCGCAAACCTGGTATAGCCTTATCATTCATTGTCTTCCTCCTCTTCATACTCTTCTATTAATTGTTCATACTTAGCAAGGATAATATCTTGGAAACGTTCAACTAGATCCTCAGAGGTTAGACCAAGGGCATCTAAAAGAATAACCTCATCCCAAGATTTAAGTTTCTCACATAATTCCTCAACTGTTATTGTCATTGTATTCTTTCAGCCATTGTGTGTATTCTGCCAGTTTCTTAATGTCTTTAGCTTCTTCTCCTTTGTATTGGAGACGACCACTATACTTGTAAATATTGCCAAGTAAGTATCCTTTATATTGTTCATTAGTTAGTTTGGCTTTGATGTAGTTAATGACTTCAATACCACCAATATCATAATAATTAGTAAGACTTGGTGGAATACTTGCTACATTAGCCCACTCTTTTTTAGAGTGTCCTGGTGGGTAGTACTCTAGACTATTATAGGGACTTCCTGGTATATTTTCAAACATATTTATTCCTTAAGTAATCAAGAGAGAGTAGCATCTCATCAAATTGTCCATCTTTAACTTGATGTAACATGGCACAGCCTCTCCAGTGTTTGTTTCCTTGTGGTCCCATGTAAGCTTCATCATGTGTATAGAAAGAACCAAGGATCATAGCTGTTAGACTGGAGCCATCTGCTCTAGAGCCGTAGGCTATTTGTTTTCCTTGTTGGTGTCCCACAATACATGACTGATGTTTCTTACTAATAAGAGCAGAGGCAGAACTAATAGCCCTACCAGCAACACCAGAGACAAGGTAATGACAAAAAGTAACCCCACTAATAGTAACAGGTTCAAGAAAAGGGTAAACCTCCCAACCACTTTCAATATATTGTAGATCATCTATCTTCACCAATCCTTCTAGCTTTCGGTCCTCTTCTACTGCTCGTGTAATTCTAGCTTCATGATTACCCAAGGTAAGAACTAGTCGAGGATTCCACTGCTTCTCTTTGTTACGAATAAGACGTTGTTGTTCGGCTCGTACAGGGGCTAGGAAGGCCATCATTGCATCTTTAGCTGCTTGGATATCATCCATATACCTACGACCTTCAAAACTCTTCCTACCTATGTCATATGAGCTTAGAGAAGGCATGTCAGCAAAGTCACCAAGACATACAATTACATCTGGTTTCTTCTCTACTATGTACTTTCCTGCTGCTACTAGATGGGTTACCTCATCTCCAGGTCTTATCTGACAATCTGGAAGGACGAATATTTTAGTCATTAGTTACCTTTTCATTGTCATGAATGACACATCTACACTCTAGTTTATCTTCTTCTGGTTTGAAATGAAGGACTACATCCTCCTTCTTCCAGATACGATCAAATCCTTCCTGATAACCGTCTGTTGGTTTGGAGATTAGTTTATCTCCTGTGATATTATTAGTACTCATACTGCCCTTTCTTTAGAACAAAGATTTTGTTATTATCAAAGATAAAGCCTTGTCCTTTTAGAAAGAGGTGAAACTCACGAATGAGTTCTGGCCAAGCACAGAGGTTTGATTCACATTTATATATTACTTCTTTACCATCTATGCTTTTATAACTAAAGGTATACTGATCTTCAAATTGTTTCATTCTGTAAACCATCCTTTCCACTTAGTTGTGTCTTTAATATCGGCCCACTGAATATTGTGTTTGTCACACCATTGTCCATACGTTGTCTTGCTTGACTTACTGAGAGTAACGACTGACCGCATAAAGAGCATGTACACAATGATGTCAGGGTTACTTTCCCGCAACCATAACATCTTTTTTCTATCAGCTCCGGTGAACCGGCCTTTTTGCTCAATATATACTCCATCTCGTATTGTCCAATCAGGGGTGTATGTTCTATGCTGTTCTGGTTGAACAAACTTGATTCGATCTAGTTCGTAGTCAGCGGCAAGTCCGTTTGATTCAAGAGCTTTGGCGAAAGAGAACTCAAATCCAGAGCGATATCCTCCGAGATCATGGTTTCCATTGCGTTCTTTCTTGCTCGTTCTCCTGGTGTAAGCCAAATACCGTTCTCCTCACGTAAGATCCACAGACACTTAGCATTTGTATGTAGACGAGTATCATCATTATAAAGCTCTCGTATAAAGTTATAGTAGACCAGATCTGACTCTTCTAAACCATCTTCATACTCAACAGAAGCTAATGGATCAAGTAGTCTAGCTGCTTTAACAGGCCCAAGACCACGAATACCCGTGATGTTGTCTGCCACATCTCCTACAATTGTTTGCATCCAAAAGTTATAGAGACCTCTTTCTGGAGTAATGAATGTGGTTTCATCACGTACCCAGTTATAGTGGTATCCTGGAACTTGGAGCATATCCTTATCAAGAGAACAAATGATAGTATCTTCTGTTTGGTTGATACCCATAGCATCATCTGCTTCTATACCATCACAGACTTGAGCTTGCCAATCAGTTACCAAGAATTCCCGACAGGCTTGAAGCCATTTGGGACGAGGTTTATCTTTTCGGTTAGCCTTATATTCTGGGTAGATTTTCTTACGGAAGTTCTCTGACCCAGTTAGATATAGTGTATAAGCATCTGAGTTACTAGCATGGATGATCTGTTCTGTTAGGTAGTTACACCTATCAATAGCAACCTCTGCTGTATCAAAGTCTTCACAGGTAGCAGAGCATCTATAAGCGATAAGGTCAGCGTCCAGTAATGCGGTTAAGCTCATATATTATCCTCTTGTGGTCATTTAGACTCTTTCATAGTCTGTACTACTTGAGGAATGATCTTCTCAGCACTACGTCCTACAATGTAGCCACCAATGCCAATCTCCAGAAGAGTGAAGAGATGGTCTAGTGTTTCTTGTGTAATGTTTGGTGGTGTAACGCCAAACCAGTACATACCAAGTAGTCCTGCAAACCAGACCATCATGAGTGGTCGCCAGTTACGTTGCAACCATCCTTCTCCTTTTGCTTCAGCCAGAATGATATTAGACTGGGCTTCAAGAAGTTGCTTTTCATAGTCCAGTACTTTACTTGTAATCTCTGTCTGTAGCTTGAACATCTCTGACTGAATCTTCAACTTCTCCTCTTCCGAGGTATGTAATTCATCAATCAGGTTAGTTACAGGAGAAATCAAGTTAGTTAGAAAGCTCCATATTGGGTTCATTTGTAGTTCTCCTTAATTAGTTTAACCAGAGTTGGATCACGGTAGGCAAAGGAGTCTGGAATGTCTAGACAGACTACTGGAGTTTGTATAGATAGTTTTGTTAATTTTTCTTCCAACACACTTTTTTGGTACTGGTCCATACAAACAATCTCATCAGCCCATTGTAGAAGAACATTATCTACTGGGATAAGAGCAAACTCAGTTGTCAAACCAGCGGCTCGTGTGTTAAAGTTATAGGGTTCTTGTGATAGAACTACGGCAGTAGTAGGACTACGAAGCAGTCCAGCACTACATACACAAAGAACCTTTTTAGTTGTCCCTTGGAAGGGGTTAGAACTGTTAGCCAAACGATTCATAAAGCTCATTGTACCTCCATAGAACTAGGTGCATTTTGATTAGGTAAGTTTATTTGTT